GGAGTCGGAGGTGACGTCGATCATGACGTCGAACTCGCCCTGGATGTCGAGCGGGCTGACCGACTTGAAGGCGGCGGCGCCCTGCATGCCGAGCACCTTGACCACGCGGTCGTCCCGCAGGAACTGCTGGTAGAGCAGCAGGAAGTGCTTGCCGAGCTTCGCGTAGGCCCAGAGGTACTGCTGCTTCCTGGACTGGATCAGCCGCTGCGCGATCGTGGTGATGATCGAGACGCCGGTCGCGGTCTGCTGGTCGATCGTGGTGGAGTCGGAGCCGGAGGCGTACGGCAAACCCCCCATGATGTTCTGAAGATCGCCCTTGAGCATCTCCTCGGCCTGGATCGTGATCGTGGCCGCCTGCGGGTCGACGTCGAGGGTCGCGACCTGGCCGGGATCCTCGACGAACCACTGCGCGTTCGGGGCCCACTCGAAGGCCTCGGGGTCATCGACGTCGGAGCGGATCAGCGTGATCAGGTTGGCCAGCATGCGGACGACGTCGAGCCGCTGGTTCTGCAACGTCCAGAGCATCTCCTGCAGTGCGGCCAGGGCCTCGACGACGGAGAGCCCGGGGATCTGGAAGGCGTCCGGCATCGAGCTGCAGACGGTGAAGGGAGTGCGCCCGTTCCAGAGCGGGTTGCGCTTGTTGTCCAGAAGAACGGTGCGGTCGCCCACGGTGATCTTGCGCTCGGGCGTCCAGTATTCGAGGATCTCGTGCAGGTCCTGGGTGCGGTCGATGTTACGCAGCTTCATCTCGCGCTTGGTGATGCCCGAGAGGATCTGCCTGCTGGCCGGGGTGTCGAGCTTCGACACGTTGCCGATGTAGCCCATCTTCTCCTTGCGCTTGAGGCTGGCCGTCGTCTCCCAGGTGCGGTGCACGAGGTACTCGGCCTTCTCCACGTTGGGCGCCTGCGAGGGCCAGAAGAAGTCGCGCACATCGACCACCTCGACGCAGGCGTCATCGACCACGAGCACGCTGCGCTCGGTGTCCTCTCTCTGTGAGGTGAGTGTGTCCACCGTCTCGCCGTAGGCGTTCTGGATGCCGATCACGTCAGGCACGAGCCGGGTCACGTCACGCCGCTCGCGCCGCCAGTAGTCCTTGAGCACGCTGACGCCCGCGATCATGTCTTGCTGCATGAAGTCGCGCTGGCACTGGGCGAAGCGCGCGCGATCCAGGGCGTAACGCAGCGTGTCCTCGATCGCCTCCACGCCGAGGATGCGTTGCATCACCTCGTTGATCGGCTCGTCGGGCTTGGGTCGGGGCTGCACGTTGAAGTTGGGGCTCGGCTCCAGCATCGTGGCCAGCATCCCCTCGCAGGTCTGCAGCACATAGGGCGTGGTCACGTTGGAATGCCAGTCCTCCTCGCTGGAAGGCAAGGCGTCCTTGCCGCCCGTACCGCCCGAACCGCCGTCGTCTGTCAGGCCCCGGTAGGCGAGGTAGCGGCGCTCGACCTTCTCCACGAAGCGGTCGTGGTAGCGGCGCTCGCAGTCCTCGACGGCCTTGACGACGAGCTTGGCCGCATCATCCAGCTTGGTGCCGTCGTAGAGATCCGTCTCAGCCAAGCCCGGCGCCTCCGGTGTTGGCCGTCGGCCCGCCCTGCAAGGCACGGGTGAGGCTCGTCAGGTCACCGGCCTGAGCCGAGTCCTGGTTGGAGGCGATCAGCTTGATCACGTTCTGCAGGCACTGCGCGGCGATTGCGCGGTCCGCGTGATCGGGGTCGAGACGGATGAACGCCTGCAGCGCCTCCTGGGCAACCTGCAGCGCCTCCAGCGAGTTGGCGAAGTCCTCCCCGCCCGTGTCGGCGGGCGGGGGTCCGGCAGGACCGGCGGCGGGCGGCGCGCCGCCGAGCGCGCTCGCCATGTCCATTGTGCTCATGCAACGCTCCTTCTCTGCCAGGGATAGGCGTAGGGCTTGGGGCGGTTGTCACGCGAGTGGCGCACGCGCTTCTCGTGCGTGCCGAACTGACGGTACATCTCCAGCGCGATCCCGAAGGCCATCACGCGATCGTCGTTCGAGCCCTCCTGCGCGCGCGGGCTCGGCAGCGTCTTCTGTCTGACGAAGGTGCGGCACTCCATAACGAGCGACGAGGGCAGAGCCGGGATCGTGCGCTCGCGGATCGCCTGCTCGATCTGGTTGATGATCAGCGGGCGCGTCTTCGAGTTCATGGGGAAGCCGTAGTTCTTGAGCCGGTGCATGTCGATGCGGTCGGCGATCGAGTGCACGTACAGCTTCGGGTAGTGCGGCCTGCCCTTGCGCCCGTCTCTCAGTGAGATGATCACCGGGTCGCCGAAGCCGCCCCCGACCTCGATCGCGATGCGCGCCGAGCCGTACCAGCGCCCCAGGTAGTGGAGCTGCTCGGCGTACTCGTCGGCGTCCATCTTGCCGTGCAGCTCGGCGACGATCGCCATGCTCGACAGGTCCACGACGTAGGCAGCCGAGTAGTCGAAGCCCCGGCCGGTGGCCACGTCGGCGCCGATCGCATAGGCGCGCTCGGGCTTGGGCTTCTCGTAGACCCAGATCCAGCCCTTGTCGGCCCAGTGCACCTTGGCGCGCGAGCCAGTCTCGTTGGCGATGAAGCGGCAACGGCCGAGCGGCTCCAGCGGCGCGTGCTCCGAGTACCAGGCCAGCGCCTCCAGGTCGAACCAGCAGTCGCCCGTGAGGATGAACGCTTCCTCGGGATTGCGCGGGAACTGCTCTGCGCGGTCGGCAGGAGGCAGTCCCCGCGCGTTCGAGGCGTACCAGCTCTCATCGCGGTCCGGGTGGAGGTCCCACGGAAGGAACTGCGCCTCGATGCCGTACTCCTCGGCGTTGACCCACAGGTGGTGGTAGTAGTTGCCCTCGCCGGTCAGCTCGTTGGAGACACCGTTGGCGGTGGAGATGACGATGATCTGCCCGCCGTTGTCGGCCGTGGCGAAGACCGCTTTCCACGAGTCGCGCGCGTACTCGTGGCGCGCGTACTCATCGAGGATCACGATCGTGGCTGTCTCGCCGTGGCCTGCGCGTCTCGTTGATGGCAGCCCGACCACGCTTGAGATGCGCCCGTCGGGGAACGTGAACTCAATCAACGTCGAAGGGCGCGCGTCGCGCGTGGGCTTGGTCACCTGCGCCTCGAAGCGCAGGTGCTCGGGCAACGAGTTGAACATGTCGAAGAGGCGGTTGACCACCTTGATCGCCTCGTCTTCGTTGATGGAGACGATCAGCGCCCGCGTGCCGGGCATGGTCAGGAGCTTCCACAGCGCGTAGCCGCCCGCCAGCCAGGTGATGCCGATCTGCCTGGCCTTGAGCACGAGGTTCAGCGGGTTGGCGATCCACGAGTCGAGCACGCCGCGCTGCCAGTACCAGCCTGCCTCGGGGTCGCTGAGCGTGAAGGCGAAGCGCTCGCCGGTCTTAGCGTCGATGCACTGCGTGTGATCGAGCATCGCGGCCGGGTGCAGCACCGCCGCCTCGCGCTGCTTGTTGCGCTTGACGTACTCCAGGATCACCTTCTGCTCGGTCGGGTTCAGCTCGCGCTTGAGCGCGACTGGGCCCGTTTCTTCCATGTTGCCTCCCCAGGCGATTTGTAAAGATTTCTATCCGGCTCGTAGAGCCAAACGCCGAAATGCGCGTGCAGGGATTTCGTGGTCAGCGCTGTTGTCCGCTGGGAAACCATCCGGCGAATTCCGGTACCATGTGCAGAGCAAGTCTGAATTCTATCTCAGAAAGGAACGCTGTGAACTCATTCATGGAACACATGGCAGCCAGCCTGGACGACGAGGCGTTCGCTGCAATGTTCAGCCCCGAGTGGCTCGCGCGCACGACACAGTGGCGCACCGAGGACGGCTGGCTTGTCGAATACACGACCAGCCGTGTCCGGCACGGCAGCCTCGACGGGCTCTTTGCCTGCTTCGTCTACGAGCCCTACGGCCGGGGCTCACGTTCGGGCAAACCGCAGCAGTGGAAGCGGGCGAAGACCGAGCGCTGCGACACGCGCCGCGAGGCGAAGCAGCGGGCGCTGATGCACTACTACGAGCACTCGCCCAAGGCTGCTGCGCAGCACGACTGGAACGGCACGAGCTACGAGGGGCGCGCGTGAGCGCCCCCTCGCTCGAAGAGGCGGTCAAGCTCGCCTGGGAGGCGTGGGGCTCGGACGCCCGCTACACCGCCTGCGGCGGCTGCGGCCTCTTCCTCTACTGCCGCAAGCGCGGACGCT